ACCCCGGACGAAACCACGGACGCCGCCGATACCGTCAAAGCGGATGCGGTTGCCCCGGAACAAACGCCGGAACCGGAGATTAAGAAAACAAAGATTGTGAAACGCACCGGGAAAACGACAAAGGAGGCGGAAAAGAAGCCCGCCACGGGACGAAAGACGACAAAACGGACTGTTGCACCGGAAAAGGAACAAAAGCCCGCAAATGCGCCCAAAAAGCCCAAAAACGAGAATAAGAAAAGATTGTTGAACGACGACCCCGAAATATAAAGAGCATGAAAGGAAATATAAAAGGTAGGATTGTTAGACCGGAGGCGGAAAAATCCCGTTTGATTTTGCCCCGTGTCGGACAAATAAAAATCGGAATGAAAAACGCCAACGGATACCCGCAAAGCGTGGATTATTTCATACCAACGGGAAAGTATGCCGGGTTATTTACACAGGCATACGGCGAAAAGCCCCAAACAATACAAATCGTATTCCCGGACGACGACCCGGCGAAAGTATGCAACGAGCGGTACGAGTACCGGGACGACGACGGACGATTGATTGCGGCGGGCGACGGCGAAACGTTCCAAGTTTGGGACGGCAAAAAGTACGAAACATTGACAACGGAGGAATACCCGAATTTGATGTTGGCTATTACCAAGCGTTACCCCAATCGGAAAAGCAAACAGGACGGACACGACGGTTGGGAAATTACGTTGACATTGAATTTTATTGTACCGTTGGTACGTGGCGTTGCCGGGGTATGGCAGTTTTCAACAAAGGGTACGGCGTCCACAATCCCGCAAATCCGGGAAACATTCGACGGTATGTTGGCGGAACGTGGATTTTGTAAGGGAATTATATTTGATTTGAACGTACAATTTGCCACGACCCAAAAGCCGGGCGACCGTTCCCGTTTCCCCGTTGTGTCGTTGGTTCCCAATGAGAGTGCCGACAATGTTTTGAAAGTACGTAAGGCGTGGGAACCTGTAAAGCAATTGGATAATGAATAAAAAATGCTATATTTGCGTCGATAAAACAAACGACTACCACCGTTTGCAAAGTATTGCTAATTTATTTAGCGTAAAGCCCGTTTTCCGGTGTGTGGTAGCCCGGATTGCGGGCTTTTATATTTTATCATGGATTTTATTGTAAAGAACAAATGGATTAACGAATTACATTTGAAAGGTAATAAGTTAATGTTGTATGCAATGATACACGCCTATTGTATTAGATATGGCGAGTATTCAAAGGGTATTTTATATTTATCCAAATGTTTAGGGATAAATAAAAGCACTGTAATTGATTGCCTTAAATGGTTATGCGAAAAAGGATTGTTAATAAAATCAGTTCAGCCCGTAGCGGAACCGGATGTTTATAAAATATCAATATCATGAAATACACGATATTAATAAACCAATATGCCGCCGTTAATAGCAGTTTGGATTTAGATTTAATAGATTTGGCGATTTTTGATTTTATAAAAGATTTCGCCAATTGTGCAAGTTGCGTTAAGATGCACACCCCGGAGGGAATATATTTTTGGATTTCCCACAAGTTAATATTGGAAGCAATGCCGTTATTGAATATAAAGACAAGTCAAGGCATGATAAAGCGTATTGATAATTTGATTAAAGCCGGAATTTTACAAAAACATCCTAATTGCGAATTGTATAACAAAACTCTGTATTGTTTTGGTGAAAATTACGAGTTACTAACATTTACCGAAAAGGCAACAAGGATATTAACCGGAGTTGATACCCCTAAACAAAAGTTGATGCCCCCCATAAACGAAAGTTTAGGGGTACCCATAAACGAAAGTTTAGGGTATAATAGTAATAATATAGATAATCCAATAAATGATAATGAGAATACCCCCAACAACAATGTTGTCGGGGAATTATTCCCAGAAGAACAAAAGGTTGAGGAACCAAAGGATAAAAAAACATTGTTCCGCAATTCCGAAGTTTATAAGATGGTTAAGTTTGAAAACGGCGTTGGCGTGGATTATTCAGAGTTTGAAAGTAAGTTTGCGACACCGGAATTTGAAAAGGTCGATTTGGTTTATTACTTTCATTCGGTTAGCGATTGGAGCGACCAAAAGAATATGAAGCGCACTAAAAACGGTTGGTTGGCGACCGTCCGCAAATTCATACGGGGGGACGTCGAAAAGAAAAAGTTGCATTTGAAACCCGAATACAAAGCCCCAACGCAAAGATTGAACGTTGCCGGGGCTATTGAGTATTTGAAAGATGATTATTAACATGGAAACATTACCCGAAAAGACAAACAGATTGCCACAAACGTTGCCCGAAAAACGACAATCCGCCGCCGTTTTGCTTTATAGCGGAACGGCAAAAGCAATTGACGTTCGCCGGGCGATGGTTGAGTTACCGGAGGTTGCCAAAGCATTAACCCCGGTTGAAAAATATATTTTCGTGGCGTCCACAAAAAAACAGATTGCCGAGATTGACGACGAAACGTTGATTGCCAAAACGGGGCAAATGTTCCGGTTTATTGCAATGGACGTCGGGTATATAATCCCGACCAATTCGGAAGATTGGGCGTACATTTGTACCCGGTTGTTGGATATACTCAAAAAATACTATTCGCAAATGACATTGGCGGATATTAAGTTGGCATTTGAGTTGGCGACAACCGGGGAATTGGACGACTATTTGCCGAAAGACAGTCAAGGCAATCCGGACAAAAAGCATTACCAACAGTTTAACGCCGATTATTTCGCAAAGGTATTGAACGCATATTGCCGGAAACAAAACCAAGTTATCGGCAAAGCATATACAGCGTTGCCGGAACCGAAAAAGGAGTTAAGCCCGGAGCAAATCCGGTATTATCGCAATCAATCGGTTATGACTTGTTTAATGTGTTTTTTGCGCTATAAATATACCGGGCGTTTAGTGTTTGGATTAACCGACGAAATGTTTGTTTATAATTGGTTGTTGGGCGTTGGGTTAGCGGATGAAGTGAAAGAAACCGAGGACGACCGGAAAGAAGCGTATAACCGATTTTTGGCACGTGCCGCCCGTGGGTTCGTTAATGAATTTACCGTTTACCACGTTCGGAAACAAGGAACCCAAAGCCCGGAAATTGATTATACAGCCTTTGAGGTTGCCCGGCGTAAAGAGATTAAACGCACGTTCGACCGTATGATTGCGGACGAATTGCAGATTGATAACTATTTAGATTTTTGGAAATGATTGATTGTATTATTGGCATTGAAACAAAAATAATTATATTTGCAACGGGGATAGGCGGAGTAATTAACCGACCGAAAGGGCAAGCCAACAGCCCGTCCCCGTTTCTAATTTGTTGGCAGTTCTTAAAAGTTGGCAATTATGGAAAATGAGATTTGGAAAGATGTTCCCGGATATGCAGGGACATATCAAGTTAGTAATTTTGGGCGTGTAAAGTCTTTGCGTAAAGTATTGAAAGCGGGTTTAAGGAAAGGATATTTATATATTTCTTTGAGAAACAAGAAATTTAATATTCATAGACTTGTAGCGATAGCATTTATACCAAATCCGGGAAATTTACCGGAGATTGACCATATAGACGGAAACCCATTAAACAACAATGCTAATAATCTGAAATGGGCTACAAGACAGCAAAATGAATTAAATCCAATAACAAGAAGTAGAATTTCAAAAAGTCTGAAAGGACGTAATATTTTATGGAAAGAAAAAATATCTAAAACACTGAAAGGTAGAAATGGAGAATTACACCCAAGGAGTATAAAGGTTTATCAATATTCAAGGGATAATGTATTTATTAAATCATATCCAAATGCTCAAATTGCATCAAAGGAAACACACATTCCACAATCAAATATAAATAGATGCGTAAATAATAAATTAAAAAGTGCAGGAGGTTATTTATGGAAAAAAATATAAGAATATCAGCAGTGTGGGGAAGGGCCCCGGGAAAAGCCGGGGGGATTGCTGTTTGGCGTCCGAACCACAAAACCGAGGTTATTAAAATGCCGGGCGACCTTATGGAGTTGAAACAATGGTTTGAGTACATGAAAAGTATTTGCCGCCCGTTGGTATTCGTCGAAAAGGTGCAATTGCGCCCGGATGATATAACCGACAACCCCGGTAAGGCGTTCCGGGTTCAAAAACTGTTATCCGAGTTTGAGAAACTGAAAACGATAATTGCCATGTGCGACGTACCGTTTGTTTTGGTACACCCCCAAAAATGGCAAAATGAATTGAAATTGCGGGTTAAGGGGGAGGGAAAGCCGGAGCGCAAAAAGCGATACCAACGAGCCGCCGCCGATTATTACCCAGATGTTAAGGCGACGTTGTGGAATGCCGACGCCCTTATGATAATGCACTTTGGACGGTACATT